TACTGGTTCTTTAGGTGGATCACTACCATCACTTAGTGCTGGTTACGACCTATTCCAGAATACAGAAGACATTAATGTAGATTTCCTGATCATGGGATCTTCTGCATATACAAAAGAAGAAGCACAAGCACTTGCAAATAAACTCATTGCAGTTGCCGAAATCAGAAAGGATGCAGTTGCTTTCATCTCACCACATAGAGGAGCAGCAATCACTGATGGTGATTCTGGTTCTGCTTCGGTTAAAAAATCCGCAGACCAGATCACAGATAATATTCTAGGATTCTATTCAGCAATTACATCATCTTCTTATGCGGTATTTGATACCGGTCATAAGTACATGTATGATCGTTTCTCGAATCAGTTCAGATATGTCCCTCTGAATGGAGACATCGCTGGAATCTGTGCAAGAAATGACATCAATAATTTCCCATGGTTCTCACCAGCAGGAAATCTTAGAGGTACAATCCTGAATGCAATCAAACTTGCATACAACCCATCTAAATCTCAAAGAGATCAACTGTATACCAACAGAATTAACCCAGTAATCTTCTCACCAGGTTCTGGAATGATTCTATTCGGTGACAGAACTGGAATGGCGAAGGCATCTGCGTTTGATCGCATCAATGTACGTCGTCTGTTTATCTACCTCGAAGAGGCAATTTCAAGAGCAGCAAAAGATGCTCTGTTTGAGTTCAATGACGAACTTACAAGAACAAACTTCGTAAATACCGTTGAACCTTTCCTTCGTGATGTTCAGGCGAAGAGAGGTATTCAAGATTATGTCGTCGTTTGCGACGAGACAAACAACACTGCAGCAATCATTGATAATAATGAGTTTGTTGCTGACATTTACATTAAACCAGCAAGGTCTATCAACTTTATTGGTCTGAACTTCATCGCCACTAAGACCGGCGTTGATTTTGAAGAGATCATCGGTAACTTTAATTAATAGGTTTAACAACAATGGCAACTAGAAATCAATTTAATCCACCCCCACTGAGAAAAATTACGGACTTTAAGTCCAAGTTGACGGGTGGCGGTGCAAGATCAAACCTTTTTGAAGTTGTTCTTTCTTTCCCAGGAATTGCTCCTGCTGACACCACAACTCTGGACAAAGCAAGATTTATGGTGAAGGGAGCAAACCTCCCTGCATCTAACATTGCTCCTCTGGATGTTCCTTTTAGAGGAAGAACCCTAAAGGTTGCTGGAGATAGATCATTCGAAAGCTGGACTATTACCGTCATCAACGATACTGATTTTACAATCAGATCTGCATTCGAAAACTGGATGAATGCTATCAACAGAGTATCAAATTCTACTGGTGCTACTGATCCAACAACTTATACAGCAGATGCTTTCGTCTATCAACTTGATCGTAACGGCGGAACACTGAGAGCATATCATTTCTATGATATCTTCCCATCATCTGTTGGTGCTATCGCACTTGATTCAGGTAACAGCAACATCCAAGAATTCCCAGTTGAGTTCCAAATCCTCTGGTGGGAAGCAATCGTTGGTAACGCTCCTGAAGCAGGCGGCGAAAATATCGACTAAATAGATAAGATAAGATAGTTTACTTTATAAAATGGCGAAACTTTTTGGTTTTTCGATTGATGATGGTCAAAATAAGAAGAAGGACTCTATCGCTTCCCCCGTTCCTCAGTCAAATGAGGACGGGGTTGATCACTATATACAGTCAGGATTTTACGGTCAATACGTAGATATTGAAGGTGTATATAGAACAGAGTTTGACCTCATCAAGAGATACAGAGAAATGGCTCTGCATCCAGAATGTGATAACGTCATCGAAAGCATTGTAAATGAAGCAATTGTAAGTGACCTATACGATTCGCCAGTTGAAATTGAGTTATCCAATTTAAATGCTAGCGATAGATTAAAACAGATTATTAGAGAAGAGTTTAAGTCGATCAAAGAGATGCTCGACTTTGACAGGAAATCTCACGAAATTTTTAGAAACTGGTACGTTGATGGTAGATTATTCTACTTCAAGGTAATTGACCAGAAAAATCCTGCTGCAGGTATTCAAGATATTAGATATATTGATCCACTGAAGATCAAACATATCAGACAAGAGAAGAAGAGAGACGCAAATCAACTTCAACCAAATCTTAAAAACACTGGCGAGTCATTCGACTTCCCAGAGATTGAAGAGTATTTCGTATATACTCAGGCATCTTCTCATCATAACAGTGCATATGGTGCTCAGAAGAAGACACTTAAAATTGCAAAAGATTCAATTGCATACTGCACTTCTGGTTTAGTAGATAGAAATAAAGGAACGATTCTTTCATATCTTCACAAAGCAATTAAGTCACTTAATCAACTTCGTATGATTGAGGACTCTTTGGTAATTTACAGATTATCAAGAGCACCAGAACGTAGAATTTTCTACATTGATGTCGGTAACTTACCTAAAGTAAAAGCAGAGCAATACCTCAAAGAGGTCATGTCTCGCTATAGGAATAAACTTGTTTACGATGCTAACACTGGAGAAATCCGTGATGATCGTAAGTATATGAGTATGTTGGAAGATTTCTGGCTTCCTAGAAGAGAAGGTGGAAGAGGAACTGAGATTTCAACTCTACCTGGTGGAGGAAACCTTGGTGAACTTTCTGACGTTGAATACTTCCAGAAGAAACTATACAGATCTCTTGGAGTTCCGGAAACAAGAGTCGCTGGTGGTGGAGATGGATTTAACCTAGGAAGATCATCAGAAATTCTCCGTGATGAGTTGATGTTCTCTAAATTTGTTGGTCGTCTGAGAAAAAGATTTGGTAATCTTTTCAATGACCTACTCAAAACTCAACTAATCCTCAAGAATATTGTATCTCCTGAAGATTGGGAGGTTATGAGTGATCATATTCAATATGACTTCTTGTATGATAATCACTTTGCAGAGTTGAAGGAAGCAGAACTATTAACAAATAGAATGACGCTTGCTACAACTATGGAACCATATATTGGAAAGTATTACTCTACAGAATATATCCGTAAGAAAGTTCTTAGACAAACTGATAGCGAAATCATTGAAATTGATGCTCAGATTGAAGATGAAATTGAAAAAGGAATTCTTCCTGATCCTAATGCTCCGGTAGATGAGAATGGAAATCCTTTACCAACTGACGGATCAGTACAAGTTGGACAGAACGGAGAGGTTCCTATGGAACCTGTTGCAGACGAAAAAACAGTCGAAATACCTGAACCAAAGGGCGGTAAAATATAAATAACATTATATCAACATAATACCAATTTTTTTCATGGAAGATATTATCGACTTGATTGCAACTGATGCTTCACCTTCTCAAGTTTCTGACAGTATTAAACAACAACTTTTTGCAAAATCTGTAGAAAGAATTAATACAATGAGACCTGAAGTTGCTAGCAATATGTTTAGTGACGAAGATAGCGAAACAGGAACAGAAGAATGATCGTAAAACCATTAGCAGCTGCTGTTGACGTTAGTACGGCTCCAAGTAATTTGGATTCGGCAAGTGTTATCTCTGTAGTTAATACAAGCAATGCTGCGGTATCTATTACTTTAGCAGGATCTGTAGCAATCCCATTTTGGATTGGTGCAGGGGAAAGAATTAGTATTGAGAAAGAATACGCAGCGACTGTTGTATGTGACCCAGCTCAATCTGCAGGAACTGTTTACGCAAATAAAGTAGCATACACCAATTAATCACATGAAACTCATAACAGAAGAAGTATCTAACGTACAAATTATTACCGAAGGTAAAGGTGCCGGTAAAAAGATGTACATTGAAGGTGTATTCCTTCAAGGCGACATCAAAAACCGTAACGGAAGAATGTATCCAATGGATACTCTCTCGAAAGAAGTAAATCGCTATTGTGAAACTTTCGTTAATAAGGGTCGTGCTCTTGGTGAGTTGGGTCATCCTGATGGACCAACTGTAAATCTTGACCGTGTGTCCCACAAGATTACTTCTTTGGTTAGAGAAGGTTCTAATTTTAAGGGTAAAGCACAACTTCTAAATACACCGATGGGCAAAATTGCTTCATCACTTATTGACGAAGGAGTTATGCTTGGTGTTTCTTCCCGTGGTGTTGGTTCACTTAAGACCACTAGCGAAGGACACAAAATCGTTGGCGAAGATTTCATGCTAGCAACTGCTGCTGATATCGTTGCCGATCCTTCTGCACCTGATGCGTTTGTTCAGGGAATTATGGAAGGAAAAGAGTGGATTTGGGATGGAGGAATCCTTCGTGAACAACTCGCTGAGCGTACAGAAAGAAGAATTAATACTCTTGTTGCACAGAGAGCACTTGAAGAGCATAAGCTAAATCTATTCCAAGATTTCCTCTCAAATCTCTAAATTATAAATAAATATAGATTATACTTAAAAAAATCTAAAAACAATGTCCGTTGGTAGCAATTTACAAGAAATGGAAAACGTAGTAACCAAAGGGGCAGCTGCTGCCGATCCAATGCCAAGTTCTGGTTCTAATGCATCTGGAGTCATGGCTCCTGGTCAAACCGGTAACTGGGAAGATCTCGGCGGTCCTACTCCTGAAAATTATCGTCCAGACGACGAGTCCGCAACACTTAAGACCCCAGGTTCAACACTGTCTCAAGTAAGAGACGTTGTTAATGCTAAGGCAAAACCTGCCGATCCTATGCCTAAGGGTATGAAGGAAGAGGAAGAGGTAGAAGGTGAAGTCGTGGCAGAAGAGGATGCAGTTAGTGAAGAAGAAACTACCACGGAAGTTGTAGCAGAAGAAGAAGCAGTCGAAGAAGAAGTCGAAACTGAAGAAGTAATTGAGTATGATGTCGAAGAAGACATCAATGCTCTGATTGCAGGCGAAGAACTCTCTGAGGAATTCGAAGAGAGAGCACGTACTATCTTTGAAACTGCAATTAACACTAAGGTTGCTGAGATCAAAGAAGAACTAGTAGCATCCTATGAAGCATCCCTCGTAGAGGAAGTTGCTTCAATCAAAACCGAACTCACTGATCGTGTCGATGCATACCTTGAGTATGTTGCAGACGAGTGGATTTCTGAAAATTCAATCGCTGTAGAGCACGGTCTTAAGACCGAAATGACTGAATCATTCCTCTCTGGAATGAAGTCACTTTTTGAAGAACATTATGTAACCGTCCCTGAAGATAAGTATGATGTAATCGAGAGTATGGTAGATAAACTTGATGAAATGGAAGGAAAACTCAACGAGCAGATCGAACGTAATGTCGCTCTGAATCGTAGATTAGCAGAGTCAGTTGCTGATGTAATTTTTGCAGATGTCGCTGAGGGATTAGCAATTTCTCAGAAGGACAAACTCGCTTCTCTTGCTGAAAATGTTGAGTTTGATAGTGAAGAGAGCTATCGTGAGAAACTGGTAACACTGAGAGAATCATATTTCCCAGTTAATACCGGTGCTCAGAAAGAGGATTCTGAGAATCTGTCTGAAGAAGTAACTTTGACCGAAGAGACCGAAATGATCTCTGAGGGAACAACAAACGCAATGGATGCTTATCTTCAGGTACTTCGCAGATCCGCGAACAAGTGATTTTTAAATCATAAAGTCAAACTAACTTTTTTTAAACACTAGAGGTTAACTCAAATGCAGATGTACAACACCGAATATCTGCAGGAGAAGTGGTCACCAATCCTCGATTACGAGGGTATGGATCCTATCAAAGATTCACATCGTAGAGCGGTAACTGCTATCCTGCTGGAAAACCAAGAAAAAGAATTACGCGAGGAAAGAGCATTCCTTAGCGAGAATGGCCCAACCAACTCCGCAGGAACAGGCGGATTCTCTGGTTCAGGCGCAAACACAACAGGAACCCCTGTTGCAGGTTTCGATCCCGTACTGATCTCCCTGATCCGTCGTTCGATGCCTAACCTGGTCGCTTATGACCTCTGTGGCGTTCAGCCAATGAACGGTCCTACCGGACTGATCTTTGCAATGCGCTCCCGCTACAACAACCAGACCGGTGCAGAGACCTTCTACAACGAAGTCGATTCCGCATTCTCTGGTCAGGCAAAAGGACTCGCATACGAAGACGGCTTCACCGATGGTGCAGTTGGTCTGGGTACAACCGCACAAGGCGGAAGCAACCCATCGATCCTTGATCCTTCTAACCAAGCAAATAACGCAGGTCCTGGTTCTAACCAGTACAACGCTGGCGGCGGCATGACCACCGGCAAAGCAGAAGCACTCCGTGGCGACGGCGCTGATGCTTTCAACGAGATGGCATTCTCGATTGAGAAACTGACTGCAACTGCTAAGTCAAGAGCACTCAAGGCAGAATACTCCCTGGAACTGGCACAAGACCTCAGAGCAATCCACGGTCTGAA